CATATATTCATTTAAGAATCCGATTACACTAGATTTAAAATTTTTATAGTTGTTTAAAAACGCAAAAAATCGCAATACCGCTTCTTCTGTTGTTCCATCAGATAATTGCGTTTGATCAAATTTAATACAAGAGAGAAAATTATCGTCCTTTGCTAGTTTCTTGATAAAATCATTAAACTTACCTCGATAAACACAACGTCTAATTTCTTGAGGTGTCAATCTAATTCCACCAGTATTTAGCCGTTCAAATAGATCAAACCTTACCATTTTGTCACTTTTATCGCTTAAGGTTGTAACTTTTAGAGGCTTCAATATGAAATCAAGTTTGATTTGTGGAGGTAAATCATCGAATTTCTTTCCATTAAATAGAGAGAGTTTTTCTAAGTCCGACAGCTCCAAATTATGTTCAGTATCGATTCCTGATTTAAGCTTGGCTTCTTTGTTATTTAGAAAATGAATCATTGTTGTTATTCGTTGAACACCATCAATAACCTCCCAAGTCCCATTAGCATTGGTTGCCATAAATAGATTTGGAATAGGAATGCCTAAAAATAATGATTCGATAAGAGTTGATTGCCGTTTTGTATCCCATCTAAACTGCCGCTGATATTCTGGAGCAATATTAATAATACCCTCTTCAACCATAGAAACGAGCTCTTTAACACTGAAATCGTAGTTATTAAAATCTACTTTTCGTTTTTGTTCGTTTAAATCTTCTACAAGCGTAGTAGTCCCTTTATTTGTCATATTATTTTCCTTTTTTATCTTCTGGCTTTGGTGGATATTACAAATAACTCCTATGCTCCACCGCTACAACAACACCGAGTACCAAAACACCTTACCGATTACAGATACTTCGTTGAGATCGGCTATCTCGTCGTCGTACTCGTCAGTGTTATAGCTACGGATTTTTATTTGATTGTTTGGCATATTGTAGAGTAGTTTTATGCGCAACAAGCCACCGTGATTAATAGCGTAAATCTTGCCGTCTCGGATTGTCTTATTACCCAAATCAATTCCTACCGTTGTTCCATCCGGAATAACCGGCTCCATTGAATTTCCATCAGCAATCACACATACCGCATTTTCGTACTGTACGCCTTGTTTAAGTAGTGTTGCTTTGGAAAAACGTAATTTGAAGTTGTTATAGTCCATTATGTCATCAGCAAAGCCGTTTCCGGCAGCAAGCCTAATATCTTGATAAAACGGAACGGCATATTCATCGCTATTTAGTGGGGTATTGCGATCCCATAAGTCGAATGAGCCAACGTCTTTCACATTAGAAGTTAGTTGATTTTCTAAAGAATCGGCTGTTCCGTATTTCAAATAAGCGGGACTAACTCCAAAGTACTTCGCCATAGCTTCAATTTTCTTATCTCTCGGGGTTGCAGTGCCTAAAGTGTAACGTCTAGCCATTTCATAGGTTACGACAATAGCTTTTTGTAAATCCACAATATTTTTGCCTTGTTTAGCCATTAATTCATTAAGTCGGCTTGCTAAATCTGTCATAGACGCTCCTTTAATTCTACTAAAGGTAGAAGATACAAAATTAAAATAGTTGATTCAATTCTATTTTTGGTAGTGGAATTGCGCTATTTTAAATAGAATTAAGAGGTTAAAATGCTACCAATCGAAAAAGCTTATGAAATCGTGGGCGGTATTTCGGCTATGGCTCGACATTTCAATCTTACCCCTTGGGCTGTATCCAAGTGGCGTGAAAAAGTGCCTGCAGAACGTTGCGCAAAGATTGAAGAACTTACAGCAGGAAAAGTTAAGAAATCCGAATTACGTCCTGATTTGTGGGATTAATTTACCAACCTTTACCCAAAAGAAAACCATAAAAATAAGGCAAAAATTATGGAAATGAAGAAAGTTATTATCGAAATGATTGATCGGATTCCTGGGGGGAGAAGTGCGGTAGCAGGATTCTTAGGTTTTACCGAAAGTGAATTAAAGAATCGCCTTTATCAAATAAAAGGCCAACGATTCAAAAATGAAGAATTGATTGCACTGCAACTTGAGTATGGCTGTACTGATTTTATCGATGAGCTTTGCCGTACCGCTGGTGGTTGTTTTGTACCTAATGTGGCAGAGGATGAATTAGACAAGGTTGAGCTTGCCAATTTACAACTGCACGAGCTTTCTGCTCGAGGCTTGTTATTTGCTGTATTAGAAAAGGCTTTAGAAGACGGTGAAATCACTTCGAAAGAAGAAGACAAAATCCGTCAAGCATTGAGTAAACATTTATCCGCTACTCAACATTCAGTTGAGTTGGCTATTTCTTTGTATAAGCCGCAATAAAAAACCACGGCGGGAGCCGTGGCTAATTCATTAAGGAATATACAGATGAATCGATTATTAACGATTACGAAAGAAAACGCAAGTACTTTGACGATGAGTAGTCGGGAAATTGCGGAGATTACACATAAAGAACACAAAAATGTATTACGTGTTATTCGTGATTTGATTGAACAAAATTTAGTCGCTCAAATTGAGCCACTAAAATTTGAGTATAGAAATCAATGGTTTGATTATTACGAGTTAAACAAGCGAGATACGTTTGTTGTTGTCGCTCGCTTATCGCCTGAGTTTACCGCCGCTGTTGTTGATCGCTGGCAAGCGTTGGAAAATCAACAAAAACCAACCGCACTTATTCCGCAATCTTTTTCTGAGGCGTTGATGTTAGCCGCTCAGTTACAAGCAGAAAAAGAGCGAAATGCGCCTAAAGTCGCTTTTGTCGATCACTATGTGGAAGTGGGGACGAGTAAATCATTTCGTGAGACGGCGAAGATTTTAAAAATTCCTGAGCGTGCATTGGTCAATCGCTTGGTGGAAGATAAATATTTGTATCGTCAATCGGGCGTGCTTTTGCCTTATCAATCGGCACACACCAAAGATCTAAACAGGCACAGCTGAACACGGTCACAATTACACACAGACACGCGTAACAAGTAAAGGCATTGAATTTATTGCGTCACGTTATGCTTCGGAGTTGATGCTATGAGTATGCGATTAATGGTTCTGGCAATGAATTGTAAGGTTGGTAATCCAGCCAGAAAACTTGTGCTTTTAAAACTAGCAGATAATGCCAATGATGATGGAATTTGTTTCCCTAGTTATCAATACATTGCCGATAAATGCGAAATGTCAAAACGTAGTGCGATTAGTCACATTGATGATTTAATCAAAATGGGATTTGTCACAAAGAAAGCACGAAAAATAAAGATGGTTCAAGTGCAAATTTATATCTTTTACACCTTGAGCAGGGTGGTGAAAAATCTGCACCAGGGGGTGAAAATATTTCACTAGGTAGTGAAAATTTTGCACTAGGGGGTAGTGAAAATATTTCACCCAGAACCAGTCACTCTTTAGAACCAGTCAATGAACCTAAAAAAACTACGCAAAAAAGCGAATCCGAAATGCTGCTTGAGCAGTTCGGTATTACCGGACAACTGGCGAAAGATTTTATCGCACACCGCAAAGCCAAAAAGGGCGTAATTAATCAAACACAGCTAAACCGTCTGCAAAAACAAGCGGACAAAGCGGGGATTTCGATTTGTGAAGCGGTGGAGATTTGCATCGAACGCAACTGGCAGGGATTTAACGCATCGTGGGATTGGCGTGATGAGAAACTGCGAACATCCCAAGCGCAAAAAATGAGTTTTGAAGAAAAAAAACGCGTTGCCATGGAATCGTCCTGAAGACTGGGAGAATGTACTGTGAACCAATTAACTAATCAATCATTGCATTAAGGCGTATCACCACAAGCGGAGAAATTTATTGATACGTTGTTTGACCAGCTTTGCGCAAGTTGTCCTCAGTTGCTTAACCTTGCCCCAGAGCGATTGCAGGTAGTAAAACGCCAGTGGATTTTAGGCTTTGCTGAAAATGGAATTACAAAAATAACACAAGTCAAACGAGGTATGGCAGAAATGCGTGCTAAGCCGAATGGTTATTTACCAAGTGTAGGCGAATTTATTCAAGCGTGCAAAATTCAAGACTATCACGAATTGGGCTTGCCAATGCTAGATGAACTTGAATCTCGTCTAAAAAAATATTTTGGCTATGCAAAATTTGATGCACACAAGTTTGAGTATCGTTCTGCAGCAGAATATTACTTACTCCGTACGCTGTATTACAAATACGCGAAAAAGAATTGGGATGACTGTTTGAAAGTAATGCCAAAAATCTTAGATGACACGGCAGAGAAAGTACGGAATGGGTTTGAGTTTGATGATATTCCGAAAATGATTCCAACAAAGCCAAGTTTTTACGATAAAGCTAAGGCTGATAA